CATCGCTATCAGAATTATTTTATTGATAAAGAACCTAAATTTTTAGGTGAAGAACGATATTCGTTTGCACCATTCCGGGCTGAAGGCAGCACTGCCAACCTCAACGGGGACAATGGTATTGTGCAAGTGTTATTTCCCGCCACAGCACTCAGCATTAGATTGGTTGAGCTGGGCGATGGCAACCGCCTAAGCAAGCTAACTTTGACGACACAGTGGCTCAACGCTAATCTAGAACCGCGTCTAGGCCGCACATACGAAGAACGGTATGTGGGCATTGGTGCAAGCTTCTCAGAAACCACTGTTGAATTGAGATTCCGCACTGCCATGGATTCCGTTGGCGCTCAGTTTCCTGGTCGCACGTTGACTCGCGGCTTGGTTGGTCCATTGCCTATCAACGCCGACTTGGTGCTGCGATGATTAACACCAACGATTTAATTGGCCTAAGACGCGCATGGGGCGCTTTACCCGGAGACAATTCAGGCATGATTGATTGCTGTCTAATGGCAACGGAAGTTCATAAAAGACTTGGCTACTACGACTACACTCAAGATATTATGCAATACTTTGAGCAATACACCGACGCAACATTTCCACCTAGTATCATTCCGCGCTGGCTATTAAAAAACGCCAAAAAGCTCAAGGCACCTGAAGCTCATGCCGTTGCATTGATGCGCGGCCAGGGAATGGGGGCACTAGGCACGGTGCTAGATGACAAGCGCATGATCTACATTTCTGGTAGATCCGGCGTTGTCGTGGGGCCTATTATCAGCGAAGCTACGCACTTTTTCAGGCTGAACAAATGACACGCAAGTTGCTGCCTTACGAGTACGAGCTGATCGACACCCTAGGGGTTACCAAGGAAGAGTATTTTGATTTTCTGGACCAACAGCACGTTTATAAAAACAGCAAAGTAGGCACACAATTTGATATACGCAACGGCCCGGCAACAGTAGCACTTGTTTTAACGATTGTCGGCATTCTGTTTCAGGTGGCGTCTGCGCTGCTATTTAGGCCCAGTGTGCCTGGCGCTGCTGAGGGCTCAGAGCAAACACGCGATCAACGAGTAGGCCGGCGCTTTGGCTTTAACGGCGCCCAGGAGCTAGCCAAATATGGAGAGCCCATACCACTGGTCTACACCAATACTGCCGACAACCCTAGGGGCGGTGTACGGGTATCGACATTGCTCCTGTGGAGCGCCATCCTCAGTTTTGGCAATCACCAGTTCATGCGACTGATGATGACCATTGGAGCAGCCAAGATCATAAGCATTGACCCTGAACGCACGGCCATCGGTCAGTTCCCGGTGCGCGACTTGGTTTTAAGCAACATCTGGCAATACTTCAACCCCAACGGCCCTACTAGGTACAACAATTTACAGCAAATTGACAACCTTGATGCTAAAGATCCAACCAAAGATGCTAACACGGATTACACGGCTCAGATTAGCCAAGGCAACGACCTAACTAGTCAAGAGGGTTTTAGCCAAGCTTTTGCTCCCACCACGGCCGAGAGCGTTGGCGTCACCGGCTTCATTCCAATCAACGTGGACTTGTTGACGCTAAACAAAGCCGGCGACCCGCAGCGCAAGATAGTGAATATTAAGCTGGATGGTGCGGACTCTTATTGGACCAACAGTGATAGCGGCCGTAATTCCGTCCCAGTTGGCACCACGTTCACACTGACCATTCCCAGAGTCGAACAGAATCTTTTGTCAGATAACACCCGTGGCCTTGCTCGTCAAGATGCCGTAAGGGCTGCAGCAGCCTTAATTGACAACGGCAGTTTGTTCAAATCCGGGTCGCTTTTACTGCGAGTGGTTAGCGCCGAGTACGACGGCAGCGGTAACATTGAAACATCAAACTTAGAAGTTAAACTTAAGTGCGTAAAAAGGGGAAAGTTCCCTCTTATCGGCTATGAGACACTGCACTGGCGAGACATCCAAAGTGAAGAGCGCGAAAAAAAAGAAACAAAACTGGCCAACAACATACAAGAAATAGAAGACAAAACCGCCGCAATAGAAAACAATAATAATTTAATAGAGCGCAAGTTTGTAGGTATAATTCGGTTAGATCAAAGATCCTACAATCTTACCAAAGAAGACATAACTGCTCTTAAAAAAGAAAATAAAGATTTTGCCGATGAAATCAAAGACCTTGAGGATGACAATATAGGAATATTAAAAACATTGGAAGGCATCTACGCATCCGCCCTCCAGCCATTTTTTACAAAAGGATTGGCTCGCGTTGAAGAAGCGGCATACGCGAGCGTGACAAAATGCCATGTATTAGACCTGGCATTGCGCTTCCAGGTGTACCGCCGACTTAGCGGACGCAGCAGTGTCTACGGCAGTGAGCAAGTGGATTACGGCCACAGCGCGTCGAACAATGGTGCCAAAGCTCGCACCGCCATGTTCATGGTGTACTACAGGCTAAATAACGAACAAGCGGAAAACAGGCTTCCGTACATATTTTGTTGCCGAGGCTTTAATGAACAAGATTCTTTTGTCTATCTCAAGCTTCAAACCGATGGAGCGCCAAAGGCTTTTTCAGTGCGGCTAGAGGCGGTAGTAAGCCACCCAGCCGAAAACAGCTCAGGAGGTATCAAAGGTTACTGCTACCTAGATTCCACTGCCAACGCAAGGTTGCTCACAAAGGGAGACACGGGCGATGGGCGGCTGCAGGTTTTCTTTAACGGCTCTGTAGTAAGTTCGCCTTACAACAAAAGCCCCCGTGACACAACCGAGTTTGACTTATTTAACTACGACGCATTCTCAAACTCAGCTTTCTCGTTCGACAACGGCCCTGAAATTAGCATTACAGCCGTAAACGAGCAGCTTATTGACAAGTGGAAAAACTATGCAAAAAACAAGAACGGTGAAAGCATCTTGTACAACAAGCTATCTAATTTCGCTTTGCACGTTGTTTCAGGATCAGGCACCCAAGATTTACGCAACGTCAGCGTATGGGTTAACAAAGGCAAAGCTCTGCGGCGTCTAAGCCCTAACCCCATTGCCTATAACACAGATGCTGAAATAAGAGAACTAGCCAACTCAAATCCAACTCAAGCCAGCTCGTATGCGCCTGATATTTTCCTTGATACCGTCCTCGACAAAGACGATGGCATAGGAGAATATGCCGACTTGCACTCTGTTGACGTGCAGCAACTATCTCTCACAAAGCGATTTTGCATAGAAAATAAAATGTTCATGGATGGTGTTATTGCCGACCAACGCTCCTGGCGCGACTTTTGGGCGCAAGTAGCACCTTACAGCTTGCTAGAACTAGCAAAAATTGGGGGACGTGAAACCCTCATACCAGCACTACCTTTCGTTCGTGCCACAGGCGCCATTAGCCGAGACATAGAAATCACTGCATTATTTAACCAAGGCAACATCCTAGAAGGTACGCTGAAAGAAGAGTTTATGGATTACGGAGCTAGCACCCAAGATGTAATCATTACCGTCATCTTCAGAAACGTAGAAAACAACGGTATATTCCCCAGAAATGATAGCGTCGAAATTAAGCTCACTGACACTGTAGACGGAAATGCAATTAGGCAAACCCTTGACGTTTCTCAGTTTGTCACACGCCGCGAGCAAGCCATACTGCTAGGCAAATTCCTCTGCAACACACGTCGTTATAGTCGCCGTGCCATTGAATTTCAAACCTTCCCGACGGATGCACCTATCGCTCCTGGTGACTACATCTACGTTGAAACAGGCAACACTCAATGGGATCAAATTTATACAGGCCGCATTGAAGCCGGTGGTGCTTTTAACCTGCCTATTGCAACAAGAGTACCGAACGGAAGCTTTAACTTTTTAACTTACACCATTAATGCTGGCAGCACCAGGGAATTCACTAATGTTGCGGTAACCAACAACAGTGCCCCAGCGTTGGCATCACGAGCCGGTGATTTATTTGTATTGGGGCGCCCCCTTTTAGATAAGCGCGTTTTCCGCATCACGGAAATTAGCATGGAAGAAGAAGGCGAAACCACAGTGCGGGCCATCGAACACCCGTGCGGGGCAGGCGGCAGATCGCTTATCGCCCGAGGTCTTGACGTAAAGGTCAGCGGTCTGTTTACGATAGACGGAGATCTAGATTAGAATGGGCGCACTACCTATTGGGATACAGTAATGGGTTTCTACACCGGACGCAGCGGCAAAATCTTTCTATACAACGATGGCGCCATTGACCCCGCGCCGTCGTCGGCCACTTCTGTTCTGAAGATCCGCGACTGGTCCATTGATACCACCCTAGAGCTGCTGGAAACCACGACCATTGATACTGCCGTCAAAAGCTACACGCCTGGCATGGTCAGTTCTACGGGCTCTGCCACGGTGATGTACTACCGCAAAGAAGGGGCGGATGTCGGCGTGCAGTTTGACCAACTGCTCAATAAGATCATGAAGACCAGCAATGTTGGCGTTGGCACAGGTGACCGCGTAGGGCTTTCATTACGCGCAGGCAGTCAGGCAGGTACAGGCACCGACATAAAAGACGACATCGCTTTTAATGCCTATATTACCAGTGCCAGCATTACTGTAGGCACAGGCGAGCTAACAAGCGTTGCCATCCAGTTTACTGTAGATGGGCATTTCTTAGAGATTATTAACGCATGACATATTTTTTAGGTAATGTCGGTAATGTACGACTTCGCCGCAACAATGAAGTTGCTCTGTACGCAGAAGTAAGGGACGCTGACGTTACGCCGGCACTTAACCGTGTCGGCTTTGATGGCTCCACTGAAAACCTGCTGACAGGTGACAAGGTAACCATCAGCACTGATGACCCACGCGGATTGTTGTTCTTCACCGTAGGTAGCTG